AGAGCTTACAAATACTTTAGTATTTCTTGATAGATTTAAAGCCATTGCTTTCTCCTATTATCGTCTTTGAAAGTACTTCGCTAGATATTTATCAGCGTTCGTAATTTCTATTAATACCTACACAAAAGAGTTAATTCGCCAATTCCAAGAGGAGTCATAACTCCTTCATCTGTTGACAGCGACTCTAGTGTTAAGGAAGTCGTTGTTAAGTTTGGACTTACGGTATCATCGTAAATCAAAACATCATTGTCGTCTACTACTCTTTCGATGTCTTCCATCATTAGAGCTAAGACTTCTTGTGGGTCGTCTTGGTCTTCGACATAAACTCTTATATCTAAACGAAGAAACCTCCATTTAAATTCATTTGGTTGGTATTCTCTTGCTTCATCTCCTGCGACTACACAAACTTTTGGATACTCTTGTATTTGATCCAAAAATACCATTCCAGAATGAACATTATTAAATAAATTTGAATTGAAGGGGTGGTTACCATCAATTTCTTTTAATTCTTCTACTAAAGCATCAACTATCTTTTTTCTTGCTGTTCTATATGCTGATGCCATTATGTTCTCCTTAGGCTAACTAATTTTTGTTCTGTATATTGCATTGCCAAATTTCTTATACTTTTTGCTATAAGAGGTTTTGGATTATATCCAGTAGGCCACCTTCTTGAGCCTGTATTTTCAAAAGTTTCATATGGGCTTAGTTGATAACTATATTCGCCACTTATACCTTGTGCTGTAGGTCTTAAACTTTCTAACTGCACACTATTTGAAAAAGTACTAGTTTGATTTCTTAATGCAGGTCTTCCCATATTTCTTCTAACTTCTGCGGGAAGTCTTTTTTGTATTAATTTTTCTAATTTAAATAAGTCTTGATTTTCTGTTGCAGACTCTTTTCCTTTTGTTCCTTTTTTTGTTTCTCTAGCTGCTTTATTCCTAACTGACTTAGCTTTTTGGGTTAATTTTGCATGTTTATTAACTACATTTGTTTTTTTACCACTACTTAACTTTCCTGCTTTTGTTTTTACTTTTGATCTAGTTTTTGTAGCTTTTATCTTTTTACCCATTGCTAAAGCTGATACATCTTTTACTATCTTATCTTCAATAGACTCTGATCCAGTTAACTTTCCAATTTTTACTTTATTTATAAAATATTTTGTTAAGTCTGAAGAAGGTTTTTGTCCTTTAAATATTCTACTAGCATTTGTTCCTAGAGGACTTTGAAAATCTTTTTTAAATTGATTATAATTTTTTGCCTCTACTTTTAGTTCAATTCTTGCTTTTCCGTTTCGTAAATCAATAAGTTTCTGTTTTTGTGTATCTAATATTGCTTCTGTATCTTTTGTGCTTTTACTGTTAAAAACTTTTGCTAATTCTATATATTTTGTCTTTGCAGGAGCAGTTTTTAATCCTGCTGTCATTGGCATCTTTTCAATAAGATTAGTAGCAATTACCATCTTTTGTACTGTCTCTTTAACTTTTCTTAATTCTGCAATATTTTGCTTTTGTAGTGTCATTATTTGTGATGGCACTGAAACTCGTCCTTCTCCTGCGGGTGTTGGATTTTTTAATGCTATTAAATTATCCTCTAAATCTTGTAATGCTTGAGCAAAAGCTGCTAATCTTATGCCTGAAGGAGTTATATCTTGGTGCCCAAATTCTTTTCCTTTAAAAAATCGTCCATCAAATAGTTTTACTGTTTCTCTTTTTACTTTATTAAAAGCATTAAGTATTTTTCCTTTAGATTTTTGTCCACCTTCAACAATAAGTTCTCTATCTTGTCCTTCACTTAGTTCTTTCATTCCCTGCGGTTGTGTACCTGCTACTTGTTCGGTAGTGGCAAGTAGTTTTTCTAAATCTACAGTTAGTTTTCCGCCCATATTAACTATATCTTCTAAAAGAATAAAATGGGTAAAAAGCTTATCCATATCACTTCTAAGAAGTTGAGCATTAGTACTAAATTCATTTGCTAATTTTTGATTTAGCTGTTTAAGATTTTGAGCAGGCCCAGTAGACAAAGCAAGATTACCTTGTTTCATTTTTATAAACTTAGACATTAACTGTAAATTTTATACATATCAAGTATACGCTTGATATGATCTGGAAAACCTATATTACCTGTCAAACTAGAGGATAACGGGTTTTCGACCGTTGCTCCAGAAATTGTCATTCTTTCTCTTCTTTCGTCTTTTAAATAATATTTGACTAAATCAAATATTGCTAGTTTCAAATCTTCGGGAGTGCTAGTGTAACCTGCGGTATACACTACTTTTACACTCTTATGACCTTTCGGCCAATACTTAGTACCAGTAGCACTCGTACGAGTAATACTATCTGAGTCGTCATTTACAATATATTCATATTTACCACTACTGTCAGAATTTTCTGTGATTAGTGTAACATATGCGTCTGATTGTGATTCTCTTTCCTGTACTGAAGTCACTGATATTAAAGGAGACTCTTCCAAAATAATAGTGTCGACTAAGCTATCTTTAATTGTAAAGTACTCAGTCTTGGCGCTACTTGCATAATCAATTATGCTAGAGCCACAATAATTTTTGACTAATTGACTAACATTATCAATAATACTATTGATACGTGCATCGTTCTTAACGCTTTCTAATCCGTTAAAATCTTTATATTGTTGTAATGTTATTAAATCTGCCATAATTATTTAAAAAAATATTGGAGGGAGTAATACCCCCTCCAAATATTCGCATTAGCTATTAGCTAGCTTTGTACTGTAAAGCGTGAACTGAAGTTGCACCATCAATCATGTCAGTAAAGCCGATTCTTTGAGAAGCAACAAGTACTCGTCTCTGATTAGCTACTTCGTAGTCAGATTCGATTGTTACACCTCTTAGTCTAGGCATGACATAGTTTTTAGTGTAAACTGCACAAGCATAGAACTTACTTACTGCTGGAGTAGCAAACTCGTCACAGACTATGATTTTAGAACCAAAGACTGATCCGATTTCACCACTTAGCTTAGTTGCCACGTCGCCAACTAGGTTGACATCTTGGAACTCAGCGTCTTGTAGTAAGCTGTAGTATTCTTGCGTGTTAACAATAAAAGTAACATCTGCTGGATTCATTCCATATTTACCCATTTTCTTTCTAGCTGCTAGAAGGTCTAGAGCTGTTAAAGATTCTGATGCAAATGCAGTAGTTGATTGAGTAACGTGTGTTCCACTTGAATCATCAGCAGCAGCTAGTGCTACTAAGCCATCAAAAGTTGCTTGTGATGTACCATATACACCATCAGCGTGATCACCCACTAAAAGTGCGTTCTCAATACCTCTTGCATGTGATCTAACGATAGAATCCCTAATTAAAGGAAGAATCGGTAGAATTGCATCTTCTTCTGTTTCATTACCTAAGTAAGATTGAGAAATGAGTTTTTTGGTTGAAAGTGTTCTTTCAGTTAGATCAACTCCACTATATGGTGAACCATAAGTGTCTCCTCTTTCCTCTAAGTTACCATGTGGTGAACTTCCAGAAGCTGTTTGGTTACTTGTAAATTCAGCGTAACCAGCATCTGGCATGATAGGAATTATTTGAGTAGCTGATTGCATTGGAATCTCTCTAAATAGAGGTGCCAATACTAGCTCTAATTGAATATCTCTTTCGATGTTTGTTGAAACTGTTTGCTCAAAATCAGCTGAAGAAACGCCAACACCTGAATGGGCATTAACTTTTTCCATAACATTTTTAGCAAGATTAGTGTCCCAACCTTTACCTGTAGCAAGACCCATTACATAAGCGTCATCGATGTCGCTCTGGAATGCTTTTTGCCAGTCCGAATTTTGTCTATCACCAAAGACTCTTTTAGATTCACGAATTGCATCGATTTCTTCTTTTTTGTCTTTAAGGGCAGACTGAAGTTCATTGACTACTTTTTCAAGGTCTTCATGCTTTTCTGAAACACGTTTTTCAACGTCATTCATGAGCTGTTCAGCTCCTGACATTCCAACTTCGACTATAGTTTTAACTTTTTCTTGCTCAGCTTCTTTTTCTGCTAACTCAATCTCTTCTTGAGCAGCTTTCTCTTCAGCATCTGCAATTTCCTTAGCCTTAGCTTCAGCTTGTTGCATTGCAATTTTAGCAGCAGTTGATTTTGCTACTTCTTCTGCAAAAGCTTTCAAGTCGATATCGCTGTTAGCTTCGGGAGTTTTAGTGTCATTTGACATATTAGTCTCCTGTTTTGAGGTTTTATCCTCGGCTTGTGGCGCAGAAAAGCTC